GAAATTCGTTTTCAAAAATTTTCTGAAATTCCCATTATAGATGCATATGAAATATATGATAATATAGATGAGGAAAGAGGGAAGTTTTGGACGAATTTTAAATTTATTCTTAAGTCATTAAAACTTACTCCATTTAAGCATGCTAGGTTGAAAGAGATATTTAAAACCTATAATATAGCAATGAATTGTGGAGATATGATTAAGTTTGATGATGATCATCATATTGAGCGTGGTAAAGGTAAATTGCATTTATCGCAAACTCAAATTTATTTTTACCTTAATGAAGCTATACAGGCTGTAGATATAGATCCTGAATTATCAAGTTTTTCTAAATATCTATCAACTAGATGTTTAGTTGAATTGAGTTGTAGGTATGTTTCTTTTGATGATATTGATTTGCGATATTTATTAATGAAATCTATGATAAAGGAACCATTTTTATTAAGTGTTTATCAATCATATGATTATTTGAGATATTTCATTAAGAAGATTACTAAGCCTATTAGGAGTGTTGTATCTTCAACATTATCTTCAATTTATTATTCTAGAGAATTTTCAGAAATGTATAAAGCTGTATGGCAAAATATTGGTATTTATGGTTTGCTTGGTATTTTAAGTGTTGGAAATGGATTTCTTTTAGCGAAAAATGCTTTAAAAGTGAGGCAAATCCGTTCAGAGAATGCTAAGAATAGTAAGACACTTCAGGAATTAAGTGAAACACGTAAAGAGATTAAGCGTTTGCGTACCCAGGGACAAAGTTCTTGGGTGGTTTCTGAAGGTGTTAAAGCAACTATTAATAAGCATATGGATAATTTTTGTGGTTTATATGTGGTAATACATATGGGTGATAAAGTTGCCACCAGGCATCCTTGTAATTTGGTGTTTTTAGGTGGTAAAACTGCTATAATTGTTGATCATGCTATTCAAGCTCTTAGAGAGATTCAAGAGCGAGTTAGTAAACATGATGGACATTATGTAGAGTTAGTTATAGTTCCCTATGTTAGTATATCAATGGAAAAAAGTACTGAGCGTTTTCGTTTAGAAGATGTTGAGTTTGATGGAAATGATGAATTATCCAGTTATGATTTAGGCATAATTAAATTTAAACATGCCTATAATCGACCATATATTTTCCATTTAA